CGCGCTTGTAACTCCATCTGGGCTTTACTCTTAGCGATGTCAGCGCCCATCTGGACACCGGCACGTTCTTGTTCAAACTGTTGCTTGAATTCGCTCTCTTTAATTTGCGCACCCACTTTAAGTGCGTCAAGTTCCAACCGACCTTTAACGTCTTGTTCTTTCAAATCTTGGGCATCGGATTTGGCGGCGGCGTCCATCATGACCTTTTGTTTCTTCAACTCCAGTTCCTGACCTTTGAGCTGCAACTCGCCTTGCCTAATCTGCATCTCTTGCTGCTGCATCTGCACAATCGGGTCTTGTGCCTGTTGTTGGGCTTGTTGCTGAGCGGCTTGTGCTTGGTTCTGCTGAAGCACCTGTTGCGCGGCTTGAGCCATCATGCCCGACAAGGCAATCTCAATCTGCGGTGGCAACTTCTCGTCTTCGGGAGGCAGAGGCATACCTAACTGCTGCTCAATCTGCTGGCGCATTTTGTAGCCAACGTGCTCTGCAATGTGAGCCGTAATTGCCCCCATGATCTTAGGAGCCTGTGGGCTTTGACCAATGAACTGCTGCATCATTGGGTCTTGCATCAACATCATGTGCACTTGAATGTGTGACTGGTGATCTTGATGCAGGAATGCCTTGAGAGGCGTGCCTTTGAGTGCGTTTTGGTTTTCCTGCACTGGATCTGTTGGCTTTTGATCGTCCTCAATTGGTACAAGCTTCTCGGCGTTCTTGATACCCAAGACGTTCAACATACCGCGGTGGAGTTCTGGCAAGTTGTAAATGTCCGGGGCCATCTGCGCCATCTGGATTACAGCTTGGTACTGGATCACGCGCTGGCTCATGGTGGCCGCATTGGGATCTGACACGGGGATGATGTCCACCTTGTCGTAGTCTGCTTTCTTAGCTTTACGCGTGCCGTACTCAGGGTTGTATGTGTAGTCTGGATCAGTGTAGTCGCGGATGATGTTCTTCAGGAGCTTAAGTTCCTGCTTCAAAGCGAAGTGCACACGGGCTTGTACCGCCGTCATCACCTTAAGCTGACGCTCCAGCAAAGCCAGCGTTGTGCCCACGGGCGCGTTGGCGCTCATGTCAGACACCTTCATGTCGGCTGTTGCGGCAAACCGGCGGCCTTCATCCACGATGGTCTGCATCAAGTTGAACAGCGTAGCGCTTGGCTCCTTGTAGGGCAAAGGCAAGATGCTGTCCCTGATGTTGCCAGAGGCTACATCAACGTCTCTCCACTCACCGGGGGCGATTGGCGTGTCGTCGCCTTTGATTCGCAGGCCACGGGATTTGAGTCCGCCCGGAAGGTTAGATAACGTTCCTGCGTCGACCAACTGACGCATAAGGCTAGTGGCTGACTTGGCAAAACCACCGATAAGGTGGAAGAGGCCAAAACCGTACGCACCAAAGCCGGGGATGTATTGGTAATGCACGAAGTGCTGGCGCTTGAGTCTGAGGTCATCGTCTTCGTTCCAGTTGCGGCGTATTGACAGAATGTCGTTCGAACCTTTAATAAGGGTTACTACGTACGGCAACATGATGCCGGTCTCTTCTTCCTCGCCGTCGTCGTCCTCAACCATGTCTTCGTACCCGTCAAGGTTCAGGTCAACGTGGCACTCGTAGATGGTGTAACGATCGTCGTTCATATCGTTAAAGCCGGTCTCTTTGTCTTTGGCTTTCTGAATGTCCGTGCGGTCTTTGGGCGCATCAGGCAACTCTATGTCTAGGTAGAACCCTGCTTGCTGAAGCTTGATAATCTCGTTCTTGGTCTTGCGCATAACGTGCGTGACGCGGTGGCAAGTATCCAAGTCCGTTGCACCGTACGGAAGAATGATGTCTTCTGCTGGCACGAACATTGAGACCTGACGTCCCAAACTGGGATCATAGTAGACCTTCTTAAACGCTGAGCCTGTGGCCGGCAGTGACCAAAGCATGCGCTCATGCTCAGAGCGGTACTCTGTCATGACCTCGGTCAACTCGTTGTTCATGTCTTCTTCAACGTTGGCCGCAATCTCTTTGTTCTCTGGTGTATCTTTGCCCAGAATCTTAGAGCGCACAGGGCCTTGGGCTGGAAACGTCTCAGTGATTGTCTCCGCTTGAAAGCGGACAACGGCTTCTGTAATCATTGGGTGGAACACGCCGCATGCGCCTTGCCACGGCTCAGTGCGCTCTTCAATCTGCAGACCTAATAGCTTCAGACCATCAACGTAAGTCTTCTCCCACTCTTTGCGTGAGGACTTATCGTTGTCAATGTCAGACACCAAGTCGCCAGCCAGTGACTGCAAGGCACCATCATCAATGTACTCGGCCAAGTTGTCACTGAAGCCTTCTTCCTCTGGCTCACCTTTGCCAATGGTGATCTCCATCCCGTCCATGCCAATGGTGACTTCTTCGGGATCAACGATCTCGATCTCCAAGGGGGATTCCTGTTCGCCCAGCGCGTCAATACCCATTGGTTGTTGGTACAGCGCTTTGTCGATATTCGTTGCCATGTTTAGTCCTAGTAGTATGCGTGTGTCTTACGGCGAAAGATTTCCGAGTCGTCTTTCTCGTCCGTGTCCAAAGAAATAAAGCCACCTTGCCTAAAGCGTAGCAGCGCCTGTGTTGTCGTATCCACGTAGTCGTCGTGCTCCCCAACTGGGAACGCCGCCATCTCCTCAATCACCTCTCGCGCCCAGCGGGTGTCGGGTGCCCAGACTTTACCCGAACTGAATAAATCCGCAACTGCGTTGACACGCACCATCTTGTCGTTTCCGCGGCTTGGGGAAAACTCTTGGACTGGGATTCCCAGTGCTCTCAGTTCCTGAATCAGTGGTGCGCCAGCCGCCTTTTTCTCCACAATGAACGCGTCAGGTTCCCATTCCTTATAGTGCTTGAGCGCAATGGTTTTAAGCTCAGGAAAAGCCATCCGGTCTTTAAAAGCGTCGAGCAGGATAAGTTGAGGCGAATCATTTTCTTCCTCATTGTAGAAGATGCCCCACGTTGTACACGCAGAGTAGTCGGAGTTGTTCTTGGTTTCAAACGCCGTGTCCCAAGACTGGATGATGTACTCACACGTTGGCGGTTCCTCTTCCTCCCAGATCCGCCACATCTTTCTGGACACGATGGCCGAGTTCTCAGCCGTGGGCTGCTGCATGTACTGAGCGTTCCAGTACCGTGGGTCAATGGATGCCTTGGTAGATTTGAGCGCTTCAAGCGACCACTGCTCTGGCCAGAGGGACTTCTCGTCTTCCTCCCCGTCGTTCAAGATGGCTGGCAACTCCACGATCTCCCAAGGTATAGCCTCTGGGTTTTTGGTCTGGTAGTCAATCAAGCGTCCGGTCAGGTCTAGGAGCGACCACCGCGTCATCACGATGATGATTCCACCGCCCGGCATCAAACGCTGTAATGGGCCCGTTTGGAACCAAGACCATGCCGTGTCAAACGCTAGACGGCTGTTGGACTTCACATCCTGTTCTGAATGTGGGTCATCAATAACAAACAAGTCAGCACCGCGCCCGGCAAGTGCGCCTCCCACACCAGCAGCATAATACTGGCCGCCAGCAGAAGTCGACCACTTTCCTGCGGCCTTTTGGTCATCTGCCACCATTGTTTGAGGAAAAACTTCACGGTACTCCTCCGAGTCAATCAAGTTACGTATGCGACGCCCAAAGTCTTCAGACAGACCCGCAGTGTGCGTGCCCATGATGATCTTCTTCTCAGGGTATTTACCTAGGAAGTACGCAGGGAACAAGTAAGAGCTGAATTCAGACTTACCCATACGTGGCGCGATGTTGATAATCACGCGCTTCTTTCTGCCCTCAACCACGTCCGTAAATATCTTGGCCAGCTTCTTGTGATGGGGGCCAACTTTGAAATTGGGGTAGACCGCTTGGGCAAACCCAAGCATGTTGGTGCTGGCCGCTTTTAGGCTGGCGCGTTTCTCCCGAAGCTCCAAGTCTTCAAAGAGTTCTATCTTTTCTTTGACGCTCATGTACGGAAGCGCCTTCTGCATGGCCTCAAGCTCAATCTTACTGAGTGTTGTAAAAGCGTCACGCTTCATCGGGGTTCTCTTCCGTAATGTCAATCACATCGATCACGCCCATGAATCTGTTGAGCTTGTCTTTGATCCGCGCTTCTAGCTCAACGTCTGACATCTCGGTCTTCTTGACCTCAATCTTCTCAGTAAACAGTCCGACTTCCGTGACTTTCCCTAGGAGGCCAAGCGCTTTCAAGCGGATGTTGGCGTTGGGATGCTCGGTTTCTTCCACCAGCTTGGCCACTGTGTAGCCCCTGATCTCTTTGGCCTGCTGTACAAACTCCCAGTCATAGGCGGAAAGCATACCAACTAATCTTTGGACTGCTTCTGGCGTTTTGATATTTGCCAGAGAGGTATGCGTGATTTCTGCAGGTTTGGCGGTAACAATATTAGTGAAAGCAGTACGTGCTGCTTGGCTTTGCGCCTCATTGACCAAGGTATCTGTGTCCACTGCACCCAACTCTTTGAGCCAGTCTACAGTGTTAGACATTCCGTCCACGGCATCCGCCGGATCTGTCTTATCCATAGGGATGAAGTCGCCTAAGTGATCGTGCACTTCGGGTTCGAAATTGATTAAGTGGTCTAACATTCTGCGCATAAGCCCTTGAACCTGCGATGTAGATAATGTACACTTAAATCGAGTGGGTGCGCAAGC